AATCATTGTTTAAAAAATTAGTTAACGCTATTAAAAAATTATTTAAAGATTTAGACAGACCCGTATACAACAGTGCATTAACTCAGTATCAAATTAGTACAATACGTCAAAATTTTGAAGATATAGTGAATAATGTGAATAATTCACTAAGTACTACAACAGGTTTGATGAATGAGATTAACGTTACAAATAAAAATGTTGCAAATTCTCAAGAAACGGTGTATAATACACCACAAAAAGAGGAGGGTTATAATGAATTTGAACAATTACAAAGAGAAAGTGAAGGACTTTCTAATGAAGAACAACAATTATACAGAAGTGGCAGCAGAGAAATTGATGAAAACTTACGAAGACGACTTTCAACAGTTTTTGAAAGAAGATTGGAGTCCAGCAGAAGTAGCGACAGCAATGAGGCTAGGGTACTAACAGACCCGCAAAGTGGAAACTCATTTGATGTATACGAAAATGTAGATGCTCAAACATTCCACGATATATTTGATATAATTAGAAGATACACCGCTTATGGTGAGTTAGTAGATGTTCATCCTGCAATTTCAACAGAAGATGAAACAGGATATGACTCTACACGAAATTATATGACTAAAGACGGTTTAAGTGGTTTTGCAATAACACAAGACGGAGATTTAATTTCAGTATTTAATGCTAATAACAAACGTGGTTGGTTAAGAGCAATTTCTGATATAGTTAAATCGGAAGCAAAAACATTGGATTGCTATGCGAGTCCTAATCAAGATTTACAAGGAATTTATAAACGAATTTTTGGCTTTCAGACAGCATCTATCATGGATTATAATATGGAATATGACCATGATGATATCGCTAAAAATCATAATAAACCAAAAGTTGCATTTATGGTTAACACACCTCAAGAAGTCATAACGAAATCATTTAATAAAGACCAATATGACGAAGCAAAAGCATATCAAATGTCATTCTTTGATGAAAATAATACTGTTGAACCTGCAGTTACTGAAACGGTTGCTGATGAGGCTAAAAATAGTGTTAAAAAGGGTACTTCTACACGTCAAAAATTAGAAAAAATTACCCAACAGGTTAATACAAGTGAACGCATTGAAAAACCTACACGTCAAAAACTACCAACAAAAGAAACCGCAGACCAAAAAATAGCAAGAGAATTTAATAGAGAATTAAAAACGAATGATGCTTATTTAGCATTTGAAGAAGTTGTTAGAAATAATAAGTTATCTGAATCTCAAATAGATTCTCTACGTCAAATAGCAATTGATTCCACAGATTCTGCAGAGATTCAAAATTCTATACGTAATTGGACTCCTGAAATAATGGCTCAAGAAGATGCTGAAATACAAGAACTTAATGAAAAAGCAAAAAGTATTGAAAATGAAGAAAAGAAAAAAGAAAAAACACCAATTAAACGTGTAGAACAAATTCAAGAAATTAAACTTCCTAAAGCAACTCCAATAGTTAATGAAGAAGTTAAAACAACTTCAATTAACAATGACGCTTGGTTTAAAAATATCAATAAAATGTTTGATAATTATCAACAAGCAAAAGGAGATAAACAACGTGCTGCATTAAAATCTGTAGTTAATGCTTATACCAACTATAAAGAAAAAGGTGGTACAAATATCATTCAAGAATTGGAAGATATTATTGCTAGCCCTGAGTATAAAACTCAACGTGAAGAAGAAAATGCCAGAAAGCAAGACTTATTTAAAGATATGATGCTTTCTAGGGGTACTATAAATGAAAACGGTACAATTAAATTTTTACCTAATATAGAAGAAAACACTCCTAAAGGTAAAAAAGTATCTAAATTCTTTAGTAATACTATTACTAATTCTCCGTTTGCTCAAAATATTATTAATGTGTTAGGAACTAACACGGATATCACATACTATACTCCTATTACGAATGAAGACACATTACGTAAAGCAATGGATGATATCGCTGAAAAAGGCGAAGACTCTGTATACGATTTTTTAGGAAAAGAAAATTTAGATGCTGTAGATGTTGGTAAAGCAGTATTATTAACTAATTATTATAAATTAACTGGTGATTTAGCAAAACAAGAAATGATTTGGTCTAAATTAAGTGGTTACGGTACTAAATACGGTCAATTCATACAAGCATTAAGTATGCTAAAATATATGTCACCAGAAGCAGTAGCAAATAGTTTTCAATCTGATTTGAACGTAGCATTAGAAAAAATGAAATCATCTAATGACCCAGCAATAAGTAGATGGATACAAGACCAAATGAATGTAGACCAATTAACTTTGACGGATGCTGAGAGAACTTGGATTATGGAAATGGTTGATAGAGCATCTAAATTAGACCCAGATTCACACGAATATAAAGTTAAAATGGCTCAAGTATATGCTTATATTGCTAATAAAATACCAAAATCATTTACAAATAAATTAAAAACATTTAGAAGATTATCAATGTTAGCCAATGCTAAAACACAGGTAAGAAACGTATTAAGTAACGTAGGAGCATTACCAGTCAATATTTTAGGTGATATCGGTGGTAGTTGGCTAGATAAACGACTATCAAAATATACTAATACTAGAACTCAGGGTAGTTTTAACACTAGAGCAGCATTGGAAGGGGCTAAAACCGGATATCAAGAAGCCCTACGTGATAAAAGATTAGGAATAAATACTCAAAATATAAACGCATACGAATTTCAAAGTGGGCAAACATTTAACAATAAAACACTTGCTGGAAAATTCGGTAATACTGTTGAAGAATGGACTAATTTTGGATTAGATTTAGGAGATAGACCTGTAGAGCAAGGTTATTATAGAAATGCATTAGCAAATATAATGAGTCTTAATGGACACGAATTTGCTACAGAATTAGATAAACAATTGGCTAGAGATGAAGCCGAAGAAAAAGTATGGAAAAATAAAGGCAAAATGGCAGACTTAGCAATTGCTACACGTAATACTTTAAATAAAGTACATATTGGAGAAGTAGGTTTAGGAGATATGATATTACCATTCGTACTTACTCCAGCAAACTTAGCCGCAGCAACATATAAATATAGTCCAGCGGCAGTGTTGAGTGTTGCTAAAAACGCAATGGACTTTAATAATACTATTAAAGGTAATACTACACACGAACAAAAAGTATTGGCTCAGAAGAAATTAGTAGATAGTTTTGGTAAAATGACTGCGGGTACAGTGCTATATGCTATAGCATATGCTATCTCTAAAGCAGGAAAAATTACTGGTGGAGAAGACGACGATAAAGAAGTTGCTGCTATGATGAAATCACTAGGATGGCAAGAATATTCAGTTAAAATTGGAGATAAATATTATTCATACGACTGGGCGGAACCATTCGCAAATCCATTTGCAGTTATGGCTGAAATCCAAAAACAACAACAAGAAGGTAAATTTGAGAATAATAGTGAACTTACAAATGCTTTACAAGTAGTTGCAGAAGCGTTTAAAATAGGCGGTACACGTCTACAAGACCAATCATTCTTAGCAAGTTTACAATCAATATTCTCAGGACAAGATAGTATTGCAGAAGGATTTATTGATTTTGCAGCAGGATTGCCTGCATCATTCGTACCTACCGCAGCAAAACAACTTGCTGATATCATGGATGGTAGTGCTAAAATGACATATGATAAAAATAGTGTATTTAACACAGCATTAAATAAAATGCTAGTTAAAATACCAGGTGTTAAATCATTATTACCTACAAAACAAACTACACTTGGTAATGATGCACGTAAATATCAAGAAGTTGAAAATATTGGAAATTTACTAGAAAATATCTTTAATTCAACAACATCTCCAGCAAACGTGTCACTAGATACTTCTGGTGAAATTGGTGAAGAATTTATTGATGTATACAACCATACTGGTGATGCTACAATAATGCCACAAATAGCCGTCAAAAATATTACATATGGTTCTGAAAAATATCAATTTACATTAGAACAACAGGCTAATTTACAAAAAGCAATGGGAGATATTGTCAAAACTGGTATGAATGAATTATTATTTAATGAAGTGTACAATACAGCGAGTTATACTGATAAGGCTACTGCATTGACTTCATTAGTTCAATACGCCAAAGGAAAAGCCTTAGAACAAACTGGATACGTACCTAATTATCAAATTAAATCTGGGAATGCATCTCAAATTAATAATTATGTAAACTCCGGATTATCAGTAGGTGAGGCTGTAATGTACGATAGTCTAATTAATCCTATTAAAGGAGAAAAAGATGCTGATGGAAATACTATTGCAGGTTCACAAAACGGTGCTAAAGCGTATGCTATTATGAATATGGCAATCAGTGATAACTCTAAGGATGTAATGTTACATTTGATTAGTCCGACATCTAAAACACCAGAAACAGTGAATAGTTTAAGTAATTTCAATACAAAAGAAGAAATTCAAAGTTATTATTCATTGGCTAGACACGACAGTTTTGTAAATAATAAATTCAGTCGAGATGACATTGATTTAGCAACAAGATATTTCAATTTTGACGTAGGTAATTTTACACAATACGCAAATGAATTATCAGAAATAAGGTCTGATAAAGATGCTAAAGGAAATACAATATCAAATAGTAAAAAGCGTAAAGTTACTGAATATTTAAACTCATTACCATTAAACCCAATTCAAAAAACATATTTGTATAGTTTAGCAGGATATTCAATTAAACCATATAAAAATGAGTTATATAACTATTTAAATAGTTTAGATATTAGTGCAGAAGAAAAACAACAAGTATGGAAAGATTTAGGATTCTAAAATAAAAAGACTAGATTATCTAGTCTTTTTTAATTTTTCGTATTCTAATCTAAATTTACCAATTGCAATTGGTTTATAACCACTATTAGTGCAATACAATAAGTAATTTGTGAATGCCGATTTAAGGTCTTCAAAATCTTGTTTAGAATTATTAAACCACATAAGCACGTTGTTATTTGATAACTCATAATAGTCATTAATAACTTTTGTTGCATTAGGTTCATCAAATTTATTATTCTTAACAATTGATTTTAAACCTTCTAATGCTAATAGAAATAAATAATTTTTAGCATTTAACGTAATTAATTTATCTAATTTGTTAGCATCATATTTCGGGTCAGTTTCTCTATATACTGCATTAAACGGTATTATTATACATCTTCTAAAGAAACCCTCTGATTTATCAGTTGTAGGTGGTAAAGCATTAGCAGCAAATATTAGTTTTGCTTTGTTACAATACTTAAAAGGGTTTTGATTTTTACGTTCAACTGTTATACTATCTCCCGTAACTAATTTTTTAAATATTGCTGTATTTTGGAGTAAACTATGACCTGAGTCATCCCCAATATTCACCATTTTACCAACTAATTCGGCTGTTCTAAATCGTTCTGATAAATCTTCTAATGCTAAACTAGAACAATTATCATCCCCTAGCCAACTGCGTATCATTTCTAAAAACATTGATTTACCATTTCGTCCATTACCTAATAATATGAATGATTTTTGATAACGACAATCTCCTAATAAGAAATACCCTAGCATTTGAATTAGCAACGTAATAATATCTTCATTTCCGCACGCCAACGATTCTATTGTTTCGTACACGTTTTCATCAAATGCTGACTCGTCATATTCGCAATTAAGTTGATTTACCGTGAATATATCGTAGGTATGATTACAAAACTCGTGTGTTTTAATATTATATAATCCATTTTTTAAGTTTATATAATTCACATCCGGTACATCATTCTTAGTTGCCATTTTGAGTCTAATGTTTTCGTATGTTTCTTTAATATTTGTTAATTTAAGTTCAGGTATGATTTCTAACATTTTGCTTGCTAATGTATCTTTATCATTTGTATATCTATCCTCATAATAGAAGTATACATCTCCTCCATATCCTTTAATATGATATTCCTTAATTAGATAATCAGCAAACACGTTGTGCATAAACTTAGTTCCTTTATAGAATATATTAGAATTCTTTTCAAAGATTTTATTGTCATCAAACATTTTACTTATTTCATCATCACGTAATGGTTCGTCAAATATATATTTATTAATTAAATTAAACGTTTCGTGAATTTCAGTTTTAGATAATTGAGCATTAATTAATGGTATGATAAATGTAAATAGTGCGTCGTCACGTCCATCCCCTTCTTTATAATGCATTAAATATTTTTGAGTGTTTATTGGTTTCAAAAATATAGGTAATACATCTACTGACTCATCATATTTCAACCACTCACGCCATTCTCCGTTTAATTTAACTACTTCCATAGTTTGTTTACCCCAACTTTTAATGTCTATATTAATAGTTAATGGAGTACCCGAATGAATTACATTTTTTATAGGTTGTGCTGATTTAAACCAAAAATGTCCTCCACGAGTAGTTTTTAATACTCTAGTTTTTATATCTAAATCTTTAATAATTTGAAATAAAATCTCAAATTGTTCTTCGTCGTCTACGTCAACAATTAAGTATGGTTCTTCAAGTTTTATAGCCAAATTATCTTTATCTTTAACTTCATCATAAGTATGAGTTAATTGAAAAGAATGTTGGGGGCGTTTTTTATTATCACAAATTATGTATTTAAAACTTTCTAAACCCATAGAGCCCTCCTAATTATTCAGTAGTATTTTCATTTTTAATTTTATTTAAAGTTTCAATTAATTGATTTAATTCTTGTTTGAATAAATCAAGTAATTCATCACCGTCCATAAAAGCCATATCGAATGTTTTTGTTAAAATTTCTTTATCTACACCTTTTACTTTAAGCATTTCACTTGTTAATCTATTGTAAAGTTGCAATATTTCCGTAGTTGGACCTTTAATTGCTACTCCTTTATTAGTTATAACAATATATTTATCACTCATTATTTCTTCTAAATCTTTCATATTAATCTCCTTTAAAATCATTAATTCTTTTCATTGCCATATCTATATACCATTGTTTATCAATATTACTTATAATCAATTTGTCTTCATTATCTACAATACAATGGTCAGGAAGATTTGCAATAGAGTCATTTCTGACTTTTTCTCCTGGTTTTACTTTATATAAATTTCCGTGATTATGATTTTTACTAGCATAAACACGATTTACACGATTAGTTTTTACATTACCTCTATCTGATTTCCAAATAGTATCAGTATAGGTTCCCCCAGTTTTACAAATAATTTGAAATTTATATTTATCAGTGCATTTGTTAATAGTTTCTTCGGGAGAAATTCCATTAACAAAATATTCAACCACAGCCTCATCAAGTATTCGTGCGGAGTTTTTAATTCCTCCTGAATACTGTGCGACATACGCCCCCTTAGTTTTAATTTTTGTTTCGCCTTTATCTTCGATTACCATTACATAGTTATTAACATCTTTTTGCCAAATTTTATGACATATATCTATTTCAGTACGCATACCACTACGTTCTTCCCATTTTTTAAGTTCTTCTTTAACTCGTTCTTTATTCTTAGGAATTACCAATATACCATCAGTGTTAGTTTGTACTAATGTTATATAAGGCTCTAGTTTCTCGATTAAATCAACAAATAATAGTTGACCCGTTATACATACTTGATTTGCCATTTTAGGGTCATATAACGCATTATATTTACTTTTCATACAACCATAAGTAGTATTAAGTACTAATTTTAATGCATTTGCTTTTGCCTTATTTCCCTCTTTTTTAGCAATGACTCTATCATCATATATCTCTTTAAATTTAGCAATTCCACCCGCACAATTACGTGATAAGAAATTATATCTAATCATCATACTTGGATAATAAGATGTAACATCTATGTTCCACATTTCTCCTTCATAAAAGAAGTTTTCTTTGGCTGCGTGTAGTCCTCCATACGCAAGTTTATGCTCAATCCCACCTAGAACTAATTTTAATGATTTTTTATAATCTAATTCATTATCACAATAAAATGCTATTGCCTTATAATATCTAGGGTTTTTGATTAAAATTGTGTCGGGTACGTCATATATAAACTCATCATCCCTATCTACTTTTTGTGCTTGTAATATTTTTGCACATAAAGTAGCATTGGTGTTTGATAAATCATAGATACTTAAATTAAACAATTTAATTAAATCTAATTTTGTTTTAATATATTCTTTACGTGTGTCTAAAAATTTAGCAGTAGAGTCTACGTCATGTTTACAATAAAATATTGTTTCATTTAATTCTTTTTCAGTCATTTTTCTTTCCAAATCAAATGGTACTGATGACTCCTCGATAGACATTTGCATAAACCCCTCAGCCTCTTTTAAACTCATTCCTAAAATATCTTGCATTAAATCAAAGTTTTTGATATTCACGGGTATTATATGTAATGTTTTATATATACTATATACGGGTACATCTTTGAATAGTAATAACATTGTTGCATAAGGGTCAGCGTCCGATAATAATGCTGATAATATTACATTATCGAACGCTTTATTATTGTACCCAAAGAATATTTTATTTTGATTATCTTTGATAAAGACTTTTAATTGTTCTTTGTCATTAACTATGACCGTGTACTTATTAGTTGATATATTTTTAAAAACTACCAACCAATCATACATAAAGACTTCAAAGTCGAAACAAATCATTATGCCTCTGACTTTTCAGGTGTTTCCCCAGTGTGTTCTTTTGTTAATTCAACTATATCGTGTTCTAATTGTAATGCTATATTATTAGCATTATTTAAATTTACAACTACATCTTTATAGTTTGTATCACTAATTCTCATAGTTTCTAATATATCTAATCCTTCTTTAATTTGTTTCTTTAAAATGTCTAAGTATTTTATTTCAAATGTTAATCTATTGAATTCCATTAGTCTTCTTCCTCCATTTCTGCTAATTCTTCTTCATTCATAAATGAATAATCAACAAAGCCTTTTTTAGATGTTTTCTTATCTAAATATAATGAATTGCCAACCAATTCTTGTAAACCTTGTTCGATACTCTCCACGTCACTAAACATTGAAACGTCAATGTCGTATCCACAAGAATTGATTAATTTCATTAATTTACTTAATGTTCTTTTAACTGTTTTTTCAGTTAAGAAATAACTTACATAAAATTTTTCTTCTACATAATCTCCGTCAAGTACTTTAGCAACAATATTAAACCATTGAGTTCCAGTGCTTTCACTAGTTCTTAACTTAATACTCTCGATTAATACACTATAAAGTCCATCCGGTTTCTTCTCCTCGTAGTTATTGTCTGCTGTTTTGTAGTTATTGTTTTCGGCTAACTCACTTGCCAACATTAATAAATCATCCATTATTCATTTCCTCCTTTTTTGATTAATAATGATTTTTTTGCTGTTGATTTCTTTTCTACTAATTCAGTTGCTAAATCTTTTAAATTTGTTTTAGGTTCTTCCTCAGTAGTTTCTTCTTCAACATTTATAATCTCAGGTTTTTTACCTGGAATTACCTTTTTAGGTTCTACACTTTGAATTGTAGGTTTACTATCTTCAAATAAGCCCTTCACATTTGAAAGTGTAACGTATAGTTCTTCGTCTTTGATATCACTACGGTGATACACATCTCGTTTTTCATTACATAATTGAAGATAACTTTTTCCTACTTTTTGACATTTAATCATAACGTCAGTTCTACCCTTAGTCATATTCAAATACTTTTGTTCAAGGCTAGGTTGCTCAATAGTTCTCGTGTTATCATACTCATCAGTTGTTTGAATTATATGAGATATAAATACAACATAATATGGTAGTTGACTTAATCTTATCATAAGTCTTTTCCAAGTTGCTTTTACATCTGAAAATGCTTTTCCAAAAGGTGCCTCCGCTAAATTTTCAACTTTATATTTTTTGCATACATATTCTTCTAAGAAAGTTTTGATATCATCAACTAGGTCGATTACAATTGTCTTGTATGTATGCTTGCCTTCTTCAATTTCCTTTAATACATTCACGAATGTTTCAAAATCATAAACGTCAACGTGTGGTGTATCAATTTTCTTTCCATTTCCGTCAGTATTGATTATTATTGGGTCAGGGAATTGACGTGCTAGGTAAGTTTTACCATGCATTGATTGACCCCATATAAAGAATACCTTAGGCGTAATATTTTTTTCCATTGGTTTGTTTTCTGGTAATAATGACATAACTATTCCTCCTCCTTATCTTTAGGTAAAGTTATTCTTAAATAAGATGCTTTACCTTTAGTTACTTTAGTCACTGGTTTCGTATATTTTTTATAAAGTTCTTCATGTTGCTCTTTGAATTCTTTAACATCAAATTCCATTTTAATTTCAGTTTTTTCGGGTGTAGCACTTACTACTGTGAATTGAGTATCATTAAATGTAAACTTTTTAATGTCTTTTTCAACCATAGCATTAAACACTTTTTCCTTAAAACTATCGTACTTTTCTTGTAGTTTCTTATACTCTTTTAATTGAGTTTCTAACTCACTCATTTGATTTAATATCGGTAATAAATCTTCATTCACTTCTTCCGATACTATTGCGACTTCGTCCATTAATCACTTCCTCCTCTCTTAAACAATCTAATAAATATTTAAACTTATCAATTTCTATTTCAATTCGTTCAAACATTTTTTGATTACGTTTTAATTTATAAATAACAAGTCTAGTTTCATCAAAATCTAAATTGAAAAACTTAGCCTCACTATCTAACGAAAAATCAATACCCGTATAAAAATCTTCGGGTCTATCATAACCAACTAGCAAACATTCTTCTATATCAAACATATACATATAGAATTGACACTGAGGTTCATAATATTTAATATCTAATTTACCGCTAAATGTTTTAACCTCAAGCAACATTTTTTGTTCTTTATCAATTCCGTCACAATTTGCTCTATATTTTTTTAATGGGTCTATTTTGCTATCTTCTACGAAATGATAACCAAAAGTATCATTCATATAATTTCGTACTAATGGTTCAATATATTGCCCATATCTCGTAAATTCATTACCTTTAAACTCGTTTGGTACTATACCAAGTTTTTGTTTAGCAAATTCTATACGTGTTTTACCATATTTCATACCATTACCAAGTATATACGGCAAATCACTTCCTCCAATATATTTATCTCTATTTTTTTCCACATCATTTAATTGATGTTCACTTGCTTGATATTCTTGCATTTTACCTCCCAATAATTCTAAATAGTAAATCTAAATACCATTTTATATTTTCTTCTAAATCGGTATCTTTAGTATGTGATTTAAACAAACCTAATTTATATAATCTATTATGGGCTCTAACCTCACATTCATAACTTTTATTGGACCTACTTATTGCATAGTTTAAATTTTTTCTACACGTTATTAATGTATCTATCAATTCTTTATAATCATTTTTTGTAGATATCAAATAACTATTAATTATTTTGCTATATGTAGGGTATAATTTAAGTTCTATTTTCATTTAATTCTCCTTTAAATCTTTCGGGTATTTCGTACATAGTATAAAGTTGATGACTATTTTTACTATATAGAAACATATACCCTTTATAAACTTTAATTTTACAATATCTTGATTTAGACCACACGTAATGCTTTAATTTTTTATCTTCAATTTGTTGAATTGATAACCCGTAGTCTAATGCCTCACGAAATAATTTACGACGTTCATCCGAATTAAACGGAGTACGTTCTCTCATTCGTTGTTTACTATGCTTAGATAATTTCATTATCTTTAGTTATATATCTCCAATAGTACCCACAAGACATAGCATTAACGTTTTTCAAACAACGACATATTGACGCAGTAGACACGCATAATTCATCACAAGCCTCACGGATTGAAGAATATCTTTTAATGATTTCAATTTCGTTATTTATTATTTTGTAACTTTCAATTGGTTTACATACTTTTTGACGGAACGCATATAGTCTATTCTCACAATATCTATTCTTAGGATTATATAGTTCTCTATACGCCTCCGAACGTGAAGCCCATTCAATGTTAGATAAAGCAAAATTACCACTATTTCCGTCTTTATATTTAATAATATCACTAGGTGTATTTGGTTCTCCAAGAAATGCTAACGCTACTAATTTTGCTATTGGTAGATTAGTATACTTTCCGTCATTCTTTTTTATACGTATCGAATTTTTATTTTTATTTCTTCCACCAACACTTGTAATACTACGTACTGCACGGTCATTATATAATACTTGACCTATTTGATTTACTTTGTACCCGTCAAAACCAGGTATATCTTTAAATTCTAATTCCATTTTATTCCTCCTTCTTTAATCTTTTTACTTTACTATATTCTGGATTTCTTTTATATTCTAATTCATTTATATATCGAAGATATACTCCCTCTACGTATGATTGTTGAATTAATGATTGTATTCTTTCGTCATAAAAATTATCAATTATTAATTCTATTAAATTATATTTTGTTTTTATTTTTATATAATACATTTATATTTCCTCCTTTTCATTATTATCAACTCCTTGTGTTGTAAATGTATTACACTCATTTATTTGTGCTTGAAAATATCTTGCTAATTCATCATTTCCTATGTTAAATAAATGATTACAAGTTTTTCTATATAAATCTTTTAATCTTTCATTTTCTTCTTGTAAATTAGTTATGTAATCTTTTAATTGAATTAGTTTTTCTTCACTTAATTTTATCGATACATTTGGTAATGTTGTTACAAATAGTAAATCTTCTAATATTTCTTTTATTTTATTATTCATTATTTCTCCTTTTTATTTAAGTAATCTTCAAACATTTTTAAATCGAAGTCCATACCTGTTTTAAGTGTTTGTAATATTTTTTCTTCCACCGTATTTTTACAATATAGATTATAAAACAATGGTTTTTTTGTTTGTCCAATTCTATCTATACGTTTTTTAGATTGTACATAATCAGTATAGTTAAGTGGTGGAGAATACATTATGCACACATTTGATTTTACTAGGTTGTTAAGTCCTAAACTTGCTGACATATATTGACAAATTGCTACTCCATTATCAGCACGTTCAAAGTTAGTTAAATCTTTACTTGTACCATTATATAATGAATATGGTATTTTTAAGTCTTGCATTAATCTTACTATTCTATCTCTCTCACAATTGAAATTATAGAATATAACTAATGGGAACGATAAATCTTCACAAAAATCTTTTAACCAATTTATTTTTTGGTCGTCTACAATGTACTCGTCAATATAACCTGAGCACATTTTTCTACACGACACAAACATTTTACTTGAATTATCAGCCACATAATCTTCGTATATACGTAACTTTTTAAACTTGTCATACATTTTAGGTTTATCAAGTTTAACGTCTACCTCAGTAGGTATTTGGTCGTTATTGATATCTCTTTTAAAGAATACACAATTATCTTTGATAGTTCTATCTAATACTCTTGTATTTTTATACCCAATAAGTTGTTTAAATGGGTACCCACTAAATTGCTTTGCTTCGTATACACAAAACGTGTCTGTAAAAATTTTATACGGCATATTTAACAAGTCAACAAATAATAATTGATTATAATAATCTATATAACCTTTTGATTGTGGAGTACCTGTTAAGATACATTTTGTTTTTGTACGTAAACGTAACTTACTACAAAATTTACCTATCTTTGATGATACTGATTTGATTTTATGACTTTCGTCTATAAGTACGTATGTGTCTTTATCAACCCATTTTAGTAGTTCAGTACATCTCCAAGCACTTTCAAAGTTAACTATAAATACATTACTTGCATTAGCCTTAACTAGTTCATTGTTTTTCTTGCTGCCTTTATTAAGAATGATTGAATTCATATTACATTCACTCAATACGTCGTCTTGCCAATCTTGTAATTTGGATACAATACACATTACAAGTAATTTAGGTTGTTTTGATTTTCTAAATAATGCTAGGGACGTAACGGTCTTTCCCGTTCCCATGTCCATAAACAACGCACTTGCTTTTTTCTTTTGCCCGTCAACTATTTTTTGTTGATAATCAAATAGTTTTTTTGCCATAGTAATTCCCCCTTTCGTATTTAATTTGCTACTATTAATATTAATCTTGAATTTAAAATATCTTCGTATTGAAATAATATTTCATATTGTTTTTTTAATAATTCTAAATGTTTTGAGTCATTGCCACTTAATGGAGTATTATTCATTTTTTGTATTTGAATTTCAAGTCTAACTCGTTTTTCAATCACATCTCGATACTCATTTATTAATTTATATTTATAATGATTTCTTTTTTCCTTTTCTTCCATTTCTTTTTCCTTTTCGTCCATCACTATATCATTCATTTAATTTTCCTCCTTATATTTATTAATGAATTTATCAATAGGTTTATAGCACCTATCACAAAAATCATAAGTTGCTACATTAGAATATTGATAATACCTACCATTACCATATTCTTGTTTTACTAATCGTATAGGTTTACTTTCATGTAATATTTTATGACATATACAACATTTATATATCTTTTCTTTTGCCATTATTCCACACCTATCTTTTTTAAAATTTTGTCTTTAAACTTTTCATATCTATTTTTACTCATATCAACTATGAAATGGTCTATGATAGATACAAAATCATCAAATTGTGACGGGCGTAATACACAAGCCAATCCTGTTTTATTTATTTGACGTACATTGTACTTTTGTAATTCACTTGCTACACCCTTTTCTTTTTTAAGTTCTATTGCTACAAAATATCCGTCTATACAAGCCACTACGTCGGGTACACCTGCTTTTGATATTCCTGACGCATTGTATTTAACAGCGTAAATTTTATTTTTTTCAAACCACTTTAATACTTTGCGTTGAAAACGTCCTTCTTCGGTCATATTAATTCTCCTTGCTTAATAAATTTAATATCATTTTAACAAACCATTCACGTTTCGTATATAATGGTTTACCACACCATTCACATTTACGATAATGATAAACCAAACGACGTGCTACGTTTTGTCTATGATGACAATAATTACAAGTTGGTATTTCGTCCGTTTTATATTTTAGTTCCAAGTTAATTCGTCCTCCTTTTTTACTTTCTTCGTATTCTCATAGATACCATTCCCCATTGAGATACGAGTACGAAAAACCTTGAACCCCCTTGCTTTAAGTTGTTTAATCAACTCTTTTTCAGTTATTTGTGGTACTTTTAAATTATCAATTAAATTACCACTAGCAATTGCATTATATATTATCAACAAATTATCAATGTATGCAGAACTTTCGTCATATAATGCTACTTGAAATACTGATGATTTAAAAACTTTTTCAAACGTGTCCGATACGACACTATCATTTACAAATTTTTTAAATTTATCAATATTATCGTAAATAGCATTGATATCATATTTTGATACTTTTGATAAACTAAAATTCAATTTGCTATCATTAAAATCTAATATTAAATGTTCCTCCCTCATACACTCTCCTTTAATTTGTATTTAGAGTATAGCACACAATTTTATTTTTGTAAATACTTTTTATTGATAAAAATTATTTTTCATTTGCAGCACGTGAAAACATGAATTGTAAAAGTGTTAACGCTGATATTACACTTCCATACGTTGCAAATTGTGCTGTAAATAATTCTTTATTACCCAACATAATGCATAAGCAATAATTATTGATACCTTTGTTGCTATACGCCAATTTCCATTTTTTATTTTTTAATATTGTTTTATTTAAAAATTCAAGTCTTGTATAAATTACATTTAATTTATCTATTGATTTCATAATCTCCTCCTTAAAATAAATTGACGGGGTACGATAAAAAGATGAGCAAACAAGTACATACCCCGTCAGTTTTAATCTTCATATTCTTCTTTATAAAATACCATTTGCTCCAATAAATTTTTATTGATAATATCTAATAATTCGTTGTATGGTCTATTTTTTAATAACCCATACATTAACATTATAACCCCATAATCAGTATGTTGAAGATAAAATTCATAAGTATCAGTTGTTTCTTTTACATAAATTCTATAATCTCCATACTCATATTCTTTGATAAAACTATTTTTAACTTCTTTCATGATTTCCTCCACTTAATAAACCTAGCATATTAATATCCCACGAACAATGGTGGTCTTCTTGTGATTTTAAATAGTTATACATATCTTCCCAATTATCAAAATCACTTTCACTAATGTCGTATATTTCTTCTAGTGCTCTTACAATATAATCATAATGATATGCGTCCATGCGTTCAATAATATCGTCGAATGTATCAAACTTTTCACTCTCAATATCTCCTAGATTTCCACCTTGTCTGTCGTATACGCTTAATGTTAAATCGTTGTTGACGATAATGTCAAATTCGTACACGTCTAAAAGTTCACTGATATTTTTATAGTCCCAATATGTCTTATTCATATTATTCACTCTCCTTTATTTCATTTGTTGTTTGTTTAGTTGCTAAGAATGATACTTTATCAGCAACTAATTTTAATTTATGATTTGATAAACATTCCATAGTGCCACGTATACCAATTAAATCTCCTTTTTGACACCAATCAGTTACCTTTCTTGCTAACTCTTTACGTAATGTTACTTTAATATAGTCAGTATCATAAATGCCGTTTTCGTCTTTATAAGGTCTACTTACCGCCACTGTTACACGACAATATTTACCTTTATTGCCGTCTTTCATTTCTCCGATAGTTACTATTCTTCCTACTAATACAAAATTATTTGTCATATTTATTCAACTCCTCTCTTAATTTTTTAATTTCAGCGTCTTTCATAATTATTATCTTATGTAATTTTATAATCAACGCTCTAAAGTTCTTATTTGTTTCTCTTAATTTCTTATTTCCAATTATTATCATTATTTGTCACTCTCCTTTACTACGTCATTTTTCTTCCAATAATCTATTGTATAACCCATACCATTGTCATAGTTAATACATACTATATCAGTTTCGTCTAAGTCTTCTAAGTCTTTTATGATTTTATATAATTCTTCTTCCATATTACTTATAAATATATTACGTGCTATGTAGTCTTTAACATAATACACTTGTCCTAATACCATTTCTCCATTATCATATACTTGTTTCATTATTTATCACTCTCCTTTATTATTTCATATTGTGGTAGTTTACTCCACCCGTAATATTTTGCTAACTCTTTATCAGTTTTTATCATATCTTGTAAGTACTTGCACGCAAACTCGTATGAGTTGCAACTTGCAAGTACTATTGATTTGTTATTTGTTTCTACTATGTTATATTTCATAATTCTCACTCCTAAAACTTATCAGTAAAATCTCTACGATTTACAAATGTTTCGTCCGTATAAATGTATGCCGTGTTTCCTACTTTTGTAAACTTCTTATCTATTGTTGTATAGATATTACACTCTTTATCAAAATAATACTTGTTTTCGTCAGTAATTACTAAGTATGGTATTTTATCACACATTACTACATTGCCTTTTTTAAGTGGTTTATACGTCACAACTCCTTGTGTTTGTATTGGTTTTTTTGTCGTGCTAGTCTTAGCCATTGCTTTATAATAACTTTTCCACCATTTAGCGTCGTCTTCGTCGAAGTCGTCGTCATACCAACCTTGATATGTTGTATATTTATACTCAAACTTTTTGTATGTACTATTTGAATATAAGTACCCGTTGTCTTCTACAAAATCTCCAATAGTGTACACGTCGTCAAACTTATCAAGTATTGCCCACTTTGAATTAGTTGTATCTTTGATTATTGTTTGAATATCTTTGAATTTGTATGAGTTAATATTAAGTTTAATAAGTGGTGTTAATACCTTTGCTATATAGATTTGTGTATCACTATACTTGCCGTTTCTATCATTGTAATTTGATATTATTCCATTGTGACATACTCCGATATTACTTTTAATACGTGTTTCGTTTAATTTATCATAATCATTTGTGATTATAAATGGGTGTGTACAACCTAATTTCGATTGTCCACTTGTTCCTATTCTAAAATGCATAACCAAGTTTTGATTTTTCAAGTTGTATTTATTATAGTCATTTATCAAGTCTTTATAGAATTCGTCAAATGTCATATACCCTTTTTTAATCTCAACTGCTCCGTCCTTAACAAACATATATCCCGCTCCGTCCGAATTTCGTGTGAAACAAGTTTTTAATGTTTCTTTATCTTGTAAATCTTTATTTTTAGGTTTTATTGCTATTATACACATTATTTATCACTCTCCTTTATCTCTATACCTTTGTGTATATCTATTAATTTGTTTACGTATGCAAGTAACAATTCTATTTCATTATCATATAATTGGATAGTTATTGTTGTTTCTCCATTTATTGTTATTTCAATTTTATACTCTTGTTTCTCCATTATCTATCACTCCTTGTTACGTCTAGTATTGTGTTATATTCCTTAGTGCTTGTTATATTTCTACGTTCGTTATATGCTTTTAAGTCTTCGTATGCGTTATTGTAGTTTATGATATCTAACCAAGTTGTACCATTTACCATTTTGCCGTCCATAACCATATTACATATGTTATCAATTAATTCTACACTTGCCATGAATGTTTGAATGTTTGTCGTACCACGCATAAATCTAAACTCTAATGTATGAGTATTTGCGTTATTTAAGCAACAATAGTGTCCCATTGTTTTGTTTCTTATAAAGTAGTCCTTATCAATGTATTTATAACCATAATTTGTACCACTTGAAAAGTCTTTGAATGCACAATAATTAAAACAAGTACGTCTTGAGAATGCTATTAATTCTTTTTTAAATGTTTCCACTACAAAGTAAATCTCATTAATTGCGTCGTCAGTTAAACTTGCACGTGATACGTGAAAGTGAAGTCCGCAATGTCCGTTGTCGTGTGACGTACCACCTAAACTATTGATTAAGTCCATCATTTCCTTAAACTTGTTTCTATTCTCTATCATATATTTTGGTGTCATAGGTTGAGATATTATCTCACAACCGCCATTAGTTAATGACCCGTCACGTTCAAACTTAACCATTTTACCTAGTTGTCCGCCGTTCATTAAGTCATTTAATTTAGTTGTATACTCCGCTATGTTGTTATTTGATAACTCAGTTTCCAACTCCCAACCAAAGTAACGTGTTGTGTTTGTAGGTGTTTCACTTGTTGCGGTATATTTATTGTTACCCATAACCACTCCGCCGTGATAACTTGCTAATAAGTTTTGATATTGTTGTGTTGTGTGGTCTATTGTTGTACGTGTTGTGTTATATGTTACTGTTGCTGTATCATTTGACGTGTGTATCAACTCTATTGCTCTATGGTGATATGGTCTTGTGTTTCTATCTTGGTGTCCGTCATTTGGATTAAATCTTGTTAATGGGTCATACTCACTAGATAGCCCACGAAGTGTAAACTGAACCGCTGGAGTTTCACTAGTATCAGTATGTAACTGTCTTATTATATTTATTTTTTGTGTTAATTTTGCATATAAATTGTTATTATCTGTTAATAACATATATTTTGTGCCGTTTGTAGTTTCGTCTTCTATTATCCTATCATATGTAATTAATAGCCCGTTTAGTTTTTCATACATACCTGGTCTATTAGTTCTTACCACTACTATGTATGGTATATCATATGTTTCGTTTGTTATGATTTGTGATTTGTTTACGTCAATGTATAATACGTCATTTGAGTAGTATGTATTTGCTTGATACATATAATTAAACCATACTACTATGTCACTTGGTACGCTATAAAATCTATAACGTACATTTGCTGTATCAATATGTACTCCTAATTTTATTTTATTTGGTGTTATTCTTTTAACTATCATATTATCACTCTCCTTCTCTTTTCTTTTGATAGATTGTTTTTATTATAACACTTTGTTTTTTGTTTGTCTAGTTGTTATTGATTAAATCTTTATTTTTATTTTACTTTACACTTTTTATTTCATTTGTATGTTGTATTTTTATGACACGCCCGGAAGTGTGTATCATAAATTGCTTTGTTTTGTGTTATACCACTCTAGTAGAATGGTATAATTGACATACACACAAACATATGTAATTATTCTTATTGGTAGTTTACGCTTTGCTCACATTTGCTCTTTGCAAGCCCTAGTAAATACTGAATTTTAATTTCATAGAGTAACTACACATATATATTTTAAAAAATTTTATAATACCAGTATAATACTGTGGTATAAACGATTTTTATAAAAAAAATCTTTGCTCACTTGCTCAATCTCGACATATGTTCGCCCTATTAAACTTTACACTTTTTAGTTTACACTATTTTACATTTACACTTACTTTACATTTCTTCAACTTGCTCGTTAGTGAAATTGCTATCAATGTAACGATTGATATATGTTTGAATTTTGCTAGTCGTTACGCTGTACTTATTCGTGTTGATATAATATACTCCGTCTTTGTATCTCATTAGTGGTGTACTATAGTTAACTAACTCCCACGCTCCGTCATATGTATGACGTGTATATAAATTGTGATTGTAACTTGATGCGTTATTAAAATTAAAATATCGTTCGATTACTTCTTGATTTTTCATTTTATCAACTCCATTTCATAATTATTATTTTTTTGATTTGTTATTTTATTATTAGTTTTGTCTACATGATTGCACCATACTATTGTTAATATCATTGCTATTATAAAAAATATTATTACTTCTTTGTATTCTTTTATCATTTATATCAACTCCTTATTTTAAAGCAATTTCAATATATTCTTCTAATTTTGCAATATGTTTTTCAATTTCTTCTAATGTACGTCCACAAAAAATTTCTATATTATTTTTTATCATATAATTATATATCATTTTATCATTATTTAGCATTGATTGTTTTTCTTTTATTCTATCATTTGCCAATTCATTTATGAATTTCACTTCTTTTGATTTCATTGTTATCAACTCCTTATTTTTTGATATTCTTTAGTACTCCCGCCGAATTACCGACACGCCATAATCAATACTCACTCAACGCTACGTATCAATTACTTTGTAAGTACTATTGACGCACTTTGTACGTTGTACGTCTTACGCCACAAACTCCCGTGACGTCTAGGACTAATCAGCCATTCACATACTAGCGTGACGTGTACGTTTTCACGTTGTTGTATGCTACCGCTTAATAAATATGTATTAATTAATAATTTATTTGTTTGTAGTACAACCCTCAATAGTCAGTTTGCTTAACTTGTTTGTCAAGTCCTAGCACTTATACTATTTACAATGTTATTCCTTATAACCTTATAAACTATAATTAATTTGTCAATGAACTGTTGTACTTGTTTGCTCTTTTCAAGTACACCCAAATGATAACATAACTTATTTTTTTTGTCAAGTTGTTATCGATAACAATTTTTTTTCTATATATAAGGATATAATTATTCTTTTAAAAGTAGTACCTTCTAAGAAAAAAAGTCAAAACAACGGGTAGGGTTTAGGGTAAGTATGACGCAGGGGAGGTATAAACGCCATGTTAAAAATTTTTACCTACCCAAAAGGTACTACTTTTTACTAATAACAACAATACAACTCCCAATCAAAATCAACAATATACTTCTCAAGTACTTTACAAAATATAAAAAGTGTGATATATTAATAATGTACTGTTAGTACAATGTAAATTCATTTTTAGTGTTTTTTCATATAAAACACTCACTTACTATTTTTATACGTACTACCTATAATGGTAGTACCTAGGTGGTAACTCAGTTAATTCTATCGCCACTTAGGTAGTGCCATTATATGTCATTGATGGTACGCCCCCATTTTTTATTGTTACACGCTATCTTATAGGTAGCGTTCTGATGATATATGGTTGAACGGTAATGTGTGTTTATATGTCGTCGGAACGGTGCTTATAGGCACCATAAGTGGTATACTTATCTTGTGAGGGAAAGTATTTGATAGCAAAAAGACGCTTTTGCGTCTTTTTTCGTGTGCAACTTTACAAAATCGTTTTGATGTGATATAATAATACCGAAGGTAGATGATACGTATGGAACGCATTGAAGGCGAATTAGTACGCAAGTCTATGACGGACATAGTGGCAAGAGAAAAGGAGTCGAATATTTTCCAAGAAAAACTGCGTCAAATGGTAAATACACCAATGGACCAGGTGATGAGAAGGAGTTTTGCGGAAAAAGGGATACCTATTTCTAACGGAACTTTGGCTGATGCTATGACAGCATCCATTGTCTTGCAGGCTATGAACGGAAACATAGCAGCGTATACTGTAATTAGAGATACTTTAGGATATAAACCAGTAGAAAAAGTACAGAATAATGTTACTGTAGAGATAAAAATGCCAGAGGCTGTAAGGGAGTTGGGAGAATGATAGGTACCATATTAGGAATTATTATATTATTAGTATTGGGATTATTCTCAATCACAACTTTTATACTTGCTAATGAGTTAGATAAATATATAGACTATCCAATAGACGAGGATAAGAATGACTGATGTATTACAATTAGAAATTCCTGAGTTTTATCCGAAACAGATAGAATTTATGAAAAGTAAATCTCGTTACACGGCATACGGAGGTGCCCGTGGAGGAGGTAAATCATTCGCTGCAAGATGGAAAATGTTACTTCTAGCGTTTAGGTATAAAGGTATTCAGATATTATTACTAAGAAGAACCTTACCCGAATTAAGAGAAAACCACTTGATTCCATTACAAAAAATACTCCATACGGAAGATAAGAATAAACAGAGCAGACTTGCAGAATACAAAGAGGTAACAAAAGAATTCATATTCCCAAATGGGAGTAGAATAAAATTAGGGTACTGTGATTCAGAAAATGACGTATTACAGTATCAAGGACAGGCATATGACGTGGTATGTTTAGAAGAAGCAACTCACTTTACAGAGTTCCAATTCCAGACATTAACCGAGTCAAACCGTCCATCAGGTCTTATGGAAGAAGCATTTAGACCTAGAATGTACTTTACCTGTAACCCAGGTGGAGTAGGTCATCAATGGGTCAAGAGATTATTCATTGATAAGGTGTATAGAAACGCCGAAAAAGAGGAAGATTATACATTTATACCTTCCTTAGTATATGAGAACGCTTGGCTTATGGAAAATGACCCAGATTATGTACGTACACTAGAGAATTTACCGGAAGAAAGACGAAATGCTATGCTTTATGGTAACTGGGATGTGTATGACGGACAGTTCTTTGAAGAATTTGATAGAAATATACACACAATGGCACCAGTTAAGTTGCCACGTGTTTATAGATTATATAGAGCGATGGACTATGGTCTTGATATGTTTGCTTGTTATCATATAATAGTAGACGTAAAAGGTGACGTTAGGTGCATCCACGAGATATATGAGCCGAATTTAATCGTGTCAGAGGCAGCAGAAAAGTTGAAAGAAACAACGAAAAACTTGGGATTTTCTGAGGATGACGTGTATCTTACATTAGCCCCTTCAGATTTATGGAACACGAACAGTCAAACAGGTAAATCTACGGCTGATATATTCTATGATAACGGTATAATTCTTACCGAAGTGGCTAGAAACAGGGTTCCTGGCTGGCACGCTGTAAAAGAATTAATGAGAGTAAAGACAGTGAGAGATGAACACACGGGAGATTTAGTGAAAACTGCTAAATTAAAGATTTATAATACGTGCAGAAACTTAATCAGATGTATTCCACTCTTACAATATGATGAAAAGAAATTTGATGATTGTGCTACAGAGCCGCACGAAATTACGCACGGACCTGACGCACTTCGTTGCTTCGCTACTTATTGGACTAGTGCTCCAAAAGTAGAAGTGTTACCGAAGCCAATTCGTATGGAATGGACTGAGGATATGTTAGATGATTATTATAACGGGGATGACCGTACAAAAGAAAGGATGGTAGAGTTATATGGCAGAGTCAGTGGATAAGAATATTACTCCTATCACAGAGCATAAAGATGTCGAAGAAACTACTACTGTAAATAGTAAAATTGCCGAATGGGAAAAGAAATTACATCACGCTTTATCATACTATCAAGAAACATTAAATGAAATTGATGACAATTTTGCAGCATATAAAGGAACACGACCTATATATGGTAGTGGTGGTAAAAAATCAAAAAAACAAACTACTTCTGTACGTAAAGTTGTATTTGAACTTATAGAAACACAAGTTGACTCATCAATACCTCAACCAAAAGTTACAAGTGTCAGAGGTAACACTGATAGAGCCCAAGCGATTGAGCATTATTTAAGAAACGAATTGAATAGATTACCATTTGAAAAGATTAATGACGAACAAGCAAGAATGACTTCTATTGCGGGAAGTTCGATATTTTTAGTAGAATGGGATAATTCAGTTAAAACTCGTGATACTATTGGTAAATTAGTAGTTAAGAATATAAGTCCAAAAGAAATAGTACCTCAGCCAGGAGTATATGAAATAGATAAAATGGATTATATCTTCATAAGACTTTTACAAAGTAAATTAGAGATATATAATCAATATGGTGTAGATGTATTTAATGAAGATAATACTACACCTAATGACCCAACGCATAATGATGAGTTAGTTACTCACAATTACGTATATTATAAAAATAATAAAGGTGAAATAAGTTTATTTAGTTGGGTAAATAATACAGTTATTCAAGACATTGATAATTATTTCGCTAGAAAACATTGGGTGTGTAAGAAATGTGGAACACCTAAGACATTAGATAAATGTCCTGAATGTGGAAGTGAAAAGTTTGAATTAGTTACTCTTGAAAAAGAAAAACTAACTATACCTAGTCTTGAAGTAGACCCATTATCAGGCGAACCAACCGTGGTTAATAAAGAAATTGAAGTTCCTTATTACGTACCTAATAAATTCCCAATAGTGTTTAGAACAAACGCTAGTGAGTTAGAATCATTACTAGGAACTAGTGATGTTACCGCAATTAAAGACCAACAAAATGATTTAAATATTTTGATGGCTAAAATAAAAGAGAAAGAATTGAAGGGTGGTTCAATCGTAACTGTACCCGATGATATAAATTTCAAGGCTACAGACGACGAACTTAAAATAGTAAAAGTTAAAAACCCACAACAAGCACAAATGATTAGTGCCAATTCTTTACAACCAAATATTAGTAATGATATAAATATACTTGCTTTAAACTATGAAATTGCAAGACAAACAATAGGTATAACAGACTCCTTCCAGGGTAGACGTGATACTACAGCATTATCAGGAAAAGCAAAAGAATTTGCTGCTCAACAAACTGCTGGTAGATTACAAAGTAAAATTGTTATGAAGAATTTTGCATTTAGTCAATTATTCGAGGTGATGTTCCAATTCATACTTGCGTATGCAGATGAACCTAGATATTACAATTACCAAGATGATGACGGAATGATACAATATAAATTATTTGATAAACGTCAATTCTTAGAACAAGATGCTAATGGTGAATACTATTATGATGATGAATTCTTATTTGATGTTGACGTGAGTGCTACATTAGCAACAGATAGAAAAGCAATGTGGGAAGAAACAAGATTAAACTTCACAAGTGGAGCATATGGAAATCCACAAGATTTAAAAACAATTCAAATGTTCTGGCAAATGATGGATAGTTTACATTATCCGGGTGCTAAACAAGCATTGAAATTTGCGGCTCAGAGAGTTCAAGAACAACAAGAATTAATGGCTCAACAAGCACAAACAGCGGCACAGCAAGACGAAAGAAAATTAGCAGTACAAGCGTTTAATGCTATGGCTAAAAATAATCCTACTAATACCCCTTCGCAACGTTAATAGGATACACTGATTTATAATCAGTGTTCAGAGTATAAGGCGACTTCGTCCGTTTCACTTTATATTCTGAACAGTGGTTATAAACCACAATAAGTTTTCTGTTATATAATTGTGCACGATTATGTGATGGAGAAAGGAGAGTGTTAAATGAAACCAACTTATGCTGGAAAAATCAACAATCAAGGAACTCAAAAGGTTGAAGCATTATTCAATGGTGGAGCACCTAAAAAAGGTTCTGTAAAACGTGGTAAAGACCTAAGGGCTAAAAAATAATTACCACACACTCAAAAACTGGCTGCAAAACGGGTAATCACCGAACCTCGCCAACAAATGATTAGGAGGAAAAAATGGACGAAGAAAAAATGGCTGCTAATGCTGTTACGGGTACAGAGGCTGACACAACTAATGCCAAAACTGTAACAGATGTCGATAACGCCGACGACAATGAAAAAGTAGAGTTCACAGACGGAACTCCAAAAAAGGATGACTCTAGGGCTGCTACTAAAGCATTCTCAAATCGTTTAAAAGAAGAACGTGCTAAAATTGAGAAAGAATATGCTGAAAAGAAACAAAAAGAATTAAATGATATTGCTGTTTCAAGAGGATTTAAAGATTGGGATGAGTTAAGTGCTTACAATGACAGAGATGCGTTAGAAGAAATGGGCATTAAAGACCCTGAGAAATTTAATTCATATGTAGACAAACTCGTATCAAAAAATCCATCTGTTATTGAGGCTCAAAGAATTATTGAGTCTAATAAAGAAAAAGAGCAAGAAGAAATAATAAAAACTGCGATTAGCGAGATAAATTCATTCGACTCTGATATAAAGAGTGTAGATGATTTATTAAATATGCCAAATTATGATAAATATTATGATTTGGTATCTAAAGGTTATAGTTTAACCGACGCATATAAAATTGTTGCCTTTGATAAAATTACTTCAAGTAAGGCAGCAAGTGCTGCTCAAGTAGTAAAAAACAATATTAATAGTAAAGGTCATATGAAATCTATGTCAGGAGGACAACCAAATGATGTTGTTGTACCGGAAGATGTATTGGCAATGTATCATAAAAATTTGCCAAATATGACTGAGCAAGAAATCAAAGACCATTACAAAAAATATTTAGGAGGTAATTAATATGGCTAAAAAAACTGATAATATTGAAGAAGAAGTTAGTGAAGAAGTTGTTCAAGCAGTTGCAAATGCAATAGTTGAAGAATCTAACGAGAATGATGTACAAGAAAATTTAGAAGAAAAAGAAACTAAAAATGAATCTTTAGAAGAAGGTAATATTGTACATAAATCTACCCTTAATTATCGCTCTCGTGGATTTGCAACAGAAAAAGATGCTAGAAACTTCATTAAAACTGATTACTTCAAAAAATTAGGCGAAGCAGATAAAGAAGAATTTATGGCTTGGCTAGAAAAATAATAGGAGGAAAATATGATAAAAATAGCAAAAATGCGTCCTATGGCTGAAAGACCATTGGAATATTATGAAGGCACTGCTGCAGAAGCAATCGTATTGGGTGAAGCATTAGTTTTATCTAGTGGAAAACTTACAAAATGTGGTGCAACTGCTACTCCTGAATTCATTTCTATGGGAAGTGGAACTGGTGTAGTAACTCCAGTTGTTAGAGTTATGGAAGAAGATGTTTATTCTGCACCATTAACTGCATCTGGAGCAAGTTTAAATGTAGGAGATAAAGTAACACTTGCTAGTACAGGTGATGCTGTTACTGCTACTACAACATCTGGTGTGTTTGAGATAACTCAAATAAACGGCACATCAGTAGGTGATACTGTGTTAGGTATTTTTAGAAGATAGGAGGATAATATATGGCAGGTATAGTATTTAGTAAAAGTTCAGGCTTAAATGATAGTATATATGGCAAGAGCGAAGCCCCTATCAAAGCGTTCTTAGAGAACAATGTAAAAGCCTATGAAGAAATGTCTACTATTAAAAAAATCTTCAAAATGGTTGATAGTGAACATTATGGAGAAAAATTTGGTGGATTAACTGGATTCGCTCATGGATTCCAACCAGTTGGTGAAGGTGGTTCTTATCCAGCAGATGAAAGACAAGAAGGATATTCTAAATTCTTAGAAAATATCACTTGGAAAGATTCATTTGCAATCACTCAAGAAATGATGGAGGATAGCGTAATTCTTGATTTAAGTAGAACTGGTGCTAGAAGTTTCGTAGACCAATACTATTTAACAAGAGAAAAATATGGTTCTCAATTATTAATTGGTGCTGCTGCTGGTACTACAACTACATTCAGAGGAATTACAATGGATTGTACTTCTGCTGACGGTGTTGCATTATTCTCAACTGCTCACCCATCTAAAACTGGTAATACTGGAACTCAATCAAATAAATTTGCAGGAGCATTCAGTGTAGATAATCTTGGTAAATTAGAAACTAAGATGCAAAACTTCACTGATGATAATGGAGAAATCTTAAATGTAACTCCAAATACAATCATCATACCTAATGATGCTGGATTAAAGAAAGATGTATTTGCTGCAATTGGTGCTGATAAAGACCCAGCAACTGCAAATAACGGATTCAACTATCAATTCGGTAGATGGACTGTAGTTATAAGCCCATATTTAAATGCTTTAATAGGTGCTACTGATAAACCATACATATTATTAGATAAGAACTATTGTGATAACTATGATGGATTGTTATTCTTAGATAGAATACCTCTAACTATTAAATCATATATAGATGAAGATACTGATAACAACGTATGGAGTGGACGTTCAAGATTCGTTTGTGGTGCAAACGATTGGAGATGTATCGCAATCGGTGGTATAACTGGAGCAACTGCACTTTAATAACTAGGGGGAAACCCCTTTATCGAGTGGACGTGTAGAGATTTAGGTAGTGCAAGACTACCCCTCTCGACCTTATAGAAGGAGGAATAATTATGCAAATGACGTGGGGAGAATGCCAAGTTCTTGCTTTACAAAAAATGTTTTTAAATAACGTTCCTATAACTGTGGATGAATTACCAGAGTTAAGAACAAATAGAAAATATGCTATATACTTAAATGCTGCTCCAGCAATAGCAAATGAAGGTTTAATAAGACTTATGAGTGTTGGAACGCCTTTAGTTAAAAAGTATAAAATTACACATAATATTCCAGATGTTATATATGATTATAAGTCACACGATAATGTTACGATAATTGGGGAAGACTATATAGTAGAAGGGGCTAAATCAAAAGCATATTATTTTGAAATAAGTGATGAGGCTACGATAGATATTCAAATGTTTGTAGACAACGAATGGACCACTGTGGATACTATAAATTTTGTACCAGATACTGCAAAATCATTCGAGGTTCAAAAAGGATTACTTAATAATCCTAATGGTAACCCAATTAGATTTATATTTAAAGGTTCTGATTATTTGTATGAAATTAGAAATGTAGCGTTATATAATATATCATTTAAAATGGAAGACGACGTTTACAATTATACTGTTCATCAAAAATATGATTTAGCAGAATTAATAGATGATTTTTATCAAATAGTGTCTGTCGAATACGAAAGACCTGGGAATTATGGAACATTTGATAAAGATTATTTACTTGAAGGAGATAAAACATTAATTATAAATAGTGATAGTCGAGGTAATTTTATAATCACATATAAAGCATATCCTGATAAAATCACACTAGAAACAGATGATAATTATAAATTTAAAATGCCTGCTGAAATGGTCGCTTTATTACCACTTTATATAGCAAGTGAGTTATATAAAGACGATGATATTTCAGTAGCAACAATATATAGAAACCAATTCGAGTTATCTTTATCAAATTTAAAACCTATTGCAGAACCAGTAGAGTTTGAAGATACCAATGGTTGGTTATAGGAGGTGTAAATATGCAATTTGATGTACCTAAATCTCCACAATATTATACGAAAGATTTATCAGATTTTTTAGGTGTCGATTTTACTAGCATAGCACCAAATGAACATAGGGCATCTAATCTAATCAATCTGGTAAATAACGATGGTTATTTAGAAACTAGACCTGGTTATGATGAGGTGTCCTCTTTTGGTATTCAGGCTACAAAAAGTATATTAATTAATGGAGAAACGTTAACTTTAACGGCTATTAGAAAAGGTAGTAATGGGAATAATTTAAGTATTACGTTATTAAACCCTAATAAGCCTAATAAAAAATTGAAAATGACTGAGGAAAATGGCGAAGTCATATATAGTTTAGCAACTAATTCACATAAGGTAATTACAACAACGCTTGCAGATATAATAGAATTGTCAAACCATTATTTTACAATGACTTGTACAGATGCTTCGGTTAACGCCCACGAATTAATAAAAACAAATTTAACGGGCGGAGAAGACCATCATATTAATGGAATTTGGAATTATGATGAAGGATTAACTAATGTATTCATAGTACACGTAGAAAATAAATTATATAAAGTGTCCGAAGATTTTCAAACTAAGACTTTATTAAACACAGTATCTAATCTTAATGATGCTAAATCTGATGCTGTATTTATGGATAATAAACTTATAATTTTTGATGGAAAAAGGGTTATAGCATATGGAGAATTTGATAATACGTATAAAGCAGTTTATGCTGACCAAAATGGATATATTCCTACAACATCTGTAAATAGAAAACCTAATGGAACTGGGGCTAGTTCACAATATTATGAAAGTCCTAATTTATTTAGCCCATATAGAGTGAATTCTTTTGTGGCGGATGGAACTTCAACTTCGTATTATGTAGAAGCCCCATTTGATAACGAAAGACCTACAGCACAAGTGATTAATCCAAACACAGGATTAAAAGAAAATATCACAGTATCTTCATTTGACCGCACTACAGGTAAAGTTGTACTTGCTAGTGCACCACCAACATTTCCTGTAACTGGTAGAGATAGTGTATTTATAACATTTAAATTAAGTCATCCTGCGGATAAAAATCAAGATTTAATAAATAAATGTACAATTATAACTACTTATGGATATGACAGTAATCCTAATAGAATATTTTGCTCTGGTAATCCTGATTATCCTAATGTTGACTGGTTTAGTGGATTTGATGCTGATGGTGCTCAACCATTGTATTTCCCAGATGATAATTTTACTCAAATAGGAACACAGCCTATTGTAGCATATTCAAAATTAAATGACGGTTCTCTAGCAATACAAAAAGCAACTAGTGACACTGATTATACTTGTTTTTATAGACATAGTGCATTGTATAATGGTAAAGAAGTATTCCCAATTCGTATGGGTGTAAAAACATTAGGTTGTATAACTAAAAATGCAAATGCTAATCTAGTAAATGACCCATTAACATTAACTGAAATGGGAGTGTACGGAATAAAAGGTTCTAGTTATGGTGAAAAATTCCAAATGGAGCGTAGTTATTTTGTGAAAAGAAAATTATTAGAAGAACCTAATTTAGAGAACGCTGTTGCAATTGTACACGCAAATAAATATTACTTAGCGATTAATAACCACGTATATGTAGCCGACCAACGTTTTAGAACTAGAGTGAGTCAAGCAAGTTCTAGTGATTATCAATATGAATGGTATTACTGGGAAAATGTACCTGTTCGTGGATGGTTTACATTTGAAGATGAATTGTACTTCTATACGACAAGCGGTGATATTTGTAAATTCAATGATACTTGTTTAGATTATAATTTTCCTATAAATTGTTTGTTTGACACAGCATTTTTAGATTTAGGAACGTTAACGTATGCTAAAACAGTTAAACGTGTAACAGTTGTTACAAGACCATATGATGAAGGAGAATACACACTATCTTATCAAACTGTAGATGGTGACCAGGATATAACTGACAAGCAAACTGATGAAAGCGAATTTTTATCTACTATGCAGGAAAAAGAAAAAATTAAAAAAATAATGTTTGTTAAGTTTAGATTAACTAATAATACCGAAAAGAAAATGAATTTTTACAGGTTAGCAATACTTTATATTATTGCTGGTAGATATAGAGGTGAATAATATGAATAATGTATATAATGAACCAAAATATGATACAGATATGGCAAATAAAGGGTATGTAGATGAAAACATTACTAAAAAAATTGCAGTTGCAATGGGAGATGTAGAAGAAGATTTATCTGAATTAGATGGTAAAATTAATACTAAAACTCAAAATTTCGGTAGTCAACCTACACCACCTTATCATGTGAATGATAGTTGGATGAATGGTACGGATATTTATGTTTGTGTTAGAGAACGATTAATAGGTAATTTTGTTTCTAGTGACTGGCAAAAAGCAAGTACTTATGATAATACAAAATCTATACTTGATGGTGGGGTGACTACTGATGGCACATTAGTGGTAGCAAAAGGTGGCACAGTTGCCGCAGGTTTAACAGCATATACGTCAGGAGATAATGGAGTACGAATGTGGGCTGGTTCAGATATTAATGGTATTAACTCAGCACCGTTTAGAGTTACTCAAAAGGGTTATTTATACGCTAGTAATGCAAATATTCAAGGTACGATAACTTCTAGTAGTGCTAATATAACTGGAGGAAGTATCAAAGTTCATGGTACCACTAGTCAAACATTAATTAAAGCCTACGTTAATAATTACGAAAATACTACATATACTGAGATAAGTCCTACTTATTTTAGATTTCAAGACACTGCCAATAATATGGGGTGTTGGTTAGGAGCCTTTGGTGACCCAACGTTACAAATTAGTAAAGGTACTAGCACTAATTCTAATTCAGTAACAGTCACTCAAAATTTAATTTCTGTATTAAAACAACAAGGTTCATCTCAAACAATTAGTACAATAGCACCTGATAACGTGTCAACTCCAAAAATCACTGCAGGGAATATAGATTGTGGAACGTGCAGATTAAGTAGTGCTTCGGACACGACGGTATCGTTTCATAAAACATTTAGTTCTATTCCTATGGTTGTATTGACGTGTAAAAGAGATAATACTGGTACTAATGTTTATGCTGCAAGTGTGGTAGACACTACAACTACATATTTTAAAGCGTTTGTAATGACTAATGGAGGTTCTGCAACTAATATATTATTTAATTGGATTGCTATAGGAGCATAAAGGAGGAAATAAATGAAAGAAAAAGATTTAACACTTATTCAAGGAGATAGTTTTTACTTAACTCTCAATAAATTGGATAAAGAAGGAGAAGAAATAGGATTTGTTGAAGGAGAGGAAATTGTGTTTTCAGCAAAAAAGAATTTAAAACAATCTGAATACGACATTTATAGTGATAAAATGACTTTGACCGAAGAAAATAAGATTATCCTATATTTATCTCCAATAGATACTAATATAAAATTGGGAACATATTATTATGATATTCAATATAAAACTTTAAATAATGATATTTATACTTTAGTTAAAGGAGAATTAGAAGTTGTATGGGAGGTAACTGATTAATGAATAATAGAGATATCAATGTTGAATTAAAAGATGAAATTATAAATATTAATTTACCATTTGCAGATAGAGGTTTACCTGGTAAATCAGCATACGAACTTGCTGTGGAAGCAGGATTCATAGGCACTGAGGAAGAATGGCGTGCATCATTGAAAGGTGACACTGGAGAAACACCTGATATAGAGATTGGTACTGTAGTTACAGGTTCAACTTCAAGTGTCACAAGGAGAGGTACTGATGAAAATCCTATATTCGATTTCGTACTAGAAAAAGGTGATACTGGTCCTCAAGGAGAAACTGGTGCGACTGGTCCTCAAGGTCAAACAGGGTTAACCCCTAATATACAAATTGGTACCGTTTCAAGTGGTGATGCTCCTGCAGTAACTAGAACAGGTAGTGATGAAGAACCGATATTTAATTTTGTGTTAGAAAAAGGTCCAAAACCAGTAAAAGGTGTTGATTACTATACTGAGCAAGATAAAGAAGAAATAATAAATGATGTAACTGGAGATGCATTAAGCATATTTAATCAAAATGCAGCACAAAAGACAGATAATTTTAATTATAATGCTACAAGTAAAACAAATGAATTTAATACTAATGCAACTACAAAAACAAGTGAGTATAATACAAATGCCAGTAATAAATTAAGTGCGTATGATACAAACGCTAGTGATAAATTAGATACATATAATGATAATCATACTAGTAAATTAACCGCTTATAATGAAAATGCTAGTATTAAACTTACTGAATTTAACACCAATGCAACTACAAAAACAACAGACTTTAATGATAATGCTAGTTTAAAAACAACTGAATTTAATACAAATGCACAAAACAAAACGGACGAATTTAATGAAAATAAAGAAGCATTACAAAAAGAATTAGATGAGGTATATGAAGAACTAGATAGATACAAAATGCTAGAAAATGCCTTACCTAAAGTAAATGGTGAAGGCACAGAAGTTACATTAAATGATACTGCAAATGCACCAATGAAGATGAGTTTAGGGGCTAGTGAGTTGGAGCAGGATGAAACACCTACACCTGAAACACCACAAGAAATACATACTATAAGTGGAGATAATAAAATTGTTGTTGGGAATTTAATTAATTTATTAGATTGGAATAAATTTATTGATTTTTCAAATTGGAGTGATGCTTTAAGTCAAGGCTACAAAAAATTTCAAATTAGTGGTTTAAAGCCTAATACTATATATACATTATGTAGAATAGATAATACAGGCTATAATAAAGGTATATATACAGGTTTTAATTCAGCACGAAATAATACTAATATATTTATTTCTTCTAGTGATACAACTAAAAATTTAAAATATATTTCTGCGACATCGACAGGAACAGGAGAATTATACATTGTATCATCAGGAATATCTTCTCAAAATGACCTTAATTATCTTGTTAACACGATTATAAAAGATGCTTGGGTAATACAAGGTGATACTTTTATAGAACGCCAAGAACAAACACTACCACTAAATTTAGGTGATTTAGAATACTGCAAAATAGGAGATTACGAAGATGAGTTTGTGATACCTGATAAGAATTTGTTTAATAGTGAAAGTTGGTATAATGCTTTAAGTAACATAGATAATACTGCAATTACTAAAGAAGTTGTAAATAATATTGAATATTATAAATTTAGAGCATCAAATGCAACTATAAGAAATTATGAATTTATGAGTGGTAAATTTAAGCAAAATACACAATATACAATTTCTATAAAAGCATTAAGATATAACAATACATCTACTTCAACAGGTTTTAGATTAGTATATGAAGATGATACTTATGATGCTATATATGTAAATTCTACTACTGAAACAAATTTTGTTTTAACATCAAAAGTTGATAAAACACTAAAATATATTGGTTTAAGTTATGCAGATAGTAATTATGTGTTAGTAAGAGATATTATGTTAAACGAAGGCACAACTGCATTACCATACGAACCATTTAACGATGGTAAATGGTATCTAAAGAAGAATATATATAAACTTATATTTGATAGTGAGCATTTAGCAGAAGCCCTTTATCCTAGTTATAATGGAGTTTATTTTATTGCTTCTAATCAAATGCCCCAAATTGAAACAAGAGCAATAGGTATTTCTAATAGAAGTAATAGAGTTGGAGATTATTGGAGTGGAAATACTATATGGGTTGGAGTTAATACAAAAGTAGTATATTGGTTAAATGTTATGACAGAATTAGGTTTTACAACAATAGAACAATTTAATGAATGGTTATCAAATAACCTGTTAGTTATATATTACATTATGACAACTCCTCAATATATCTTATTAAACGATACATTACAAACTCAACTAAACAACATACAAAAAGTACTTGCTTATCAAGACCAAACTAATATAAGCCAAGTAAACAATGATTTACCATTTAGATTAAAATTAAGTGCAATTAGAGATATGAGCAATATATTTGAATTGATAGAAAATAATTCGTCTACGTCATCTACATTATCAAGCCCTTTATCTACACCTAATTTAGTATCATCAACATCTATTATAGAACCAGATGTATCTACTACAGATGTTGTTAATAATACATCTGAAATATGATATAATATAGAAAAGGAAAAATGTCTATGGAATATATTGCAATTGTAATAACTATTATAAATTGTATATTAGGTATATCAGTATTTGTATCAAATAAAAAGAAAGATGTTGTTCAAGATACTAAAGAAAATCATCAACCTTTAATAGAGTACCAATTAAAAGAACTTAAAGATGATGTAAAACAAATATTATTAAAATTAGATAAGTATGATAAAGATATTGATGAAAGAATAGATAAAGCATTAGATTTACATATTAAAATGTATCATAGCAAAGGAGAATAAAATGGGTTTGAAAGAAGATATAGAAAAGGTGGAACAAAAAATGAAACAAATAGAACAAGAAAGTGTTGCAATGGAATTTCTTAAAGATTATAAAAAAGCAAACGCTAGAATGTTTTGGATTATCATAATTGTATTAATCATGTGGTTTTTAACTATAGGTTATTTAGTTTATGTATTAAATGACACATCAGTTGTGGAAACTACAGAAACAACACAAGAGGTAACAGATGTTGACACTATAAATGGGAATGTCGTAAATAATGGTGACGTGTATGGCGAAGATTAGACAAAAAGTAACTAAAATCAAATATAAAATAAGAAAATCTAAAGGTAATCCAAATCATTGTCCTGTGTGTGGTAAATTTACAACTAAAAAGTAGGTGTTCCTATGAAGTTAGAATTTACTAAAGATGAAATTAGACAAATAAAAGAAAAAATTTATTTAACTGACATACAAGAAAAAATACTTGATATGAAATTAGAAGGTAATTTAACTGAATATGGTATGGCTATGAAATTAGGTGTTAGCGAAAGTACTATAACCTATCAATGGAAAAAGGCTAAAAAGAAAATTTTAAAGGTAATTTAAAGGTAATTTAAGAGAAAGTTCAAGAGATGAACTTTCTCTTTTTTTATATACTTAAATTAAGAAAAGGAGAGAAATTATGAACGAAGACTTATTTAAAAATTTATTAAAGGATGAGTATCCTGATACGAATATGTGGATTTTAGGATTATTGTTATTGATTATGCTAGAGCCATCTACTAAAAAAGAACCAAGTATAGTAATTTATTTAGGAAGTGATGATTAATGTATAACAACCCTTATATACAAAATTATAATCAACAAAGTTTAAATGAAAAAATAGATAGTGAAATAGCGAAATTACAACAAATGAAGAATCATAATATAACTCAACCCGCCATAAATCAAACATTTCAGTTGGCTCCTACAAATAACGGGGTTAAATTCGTGACGGGTGTAGAAGACGTGCAAAAAGAACTTACAATATATGAAACACCTTTTATTACTAGAGATTATTCAACCTTGTGGATTAAAAATGCAAAAGGTGAAATAAGAACTTTTAAACTGGAGGAAGTCATTCCGAAAGATGAAAAAGACATTATGATTGAAAATTTACAAATGCAAATCAATACTTTAAGTAATCAAATTAAGGAGATGAGTAAACATGAACAACAATATGATAAATCGAGTGATGAAAGCAGGGATGAATATGAAAGTCAACAACCTATTGACTCAACTACGAACGATGAATCCTCAGATGTACCAAGTAATCGAACAAGCAAGGCAAAATCAAAATAATCCATTGGATTTATTAAAACAAGTTGTGGGTAATTATTCACCCGAACAAATGAAAAACTTCTATAGTATGGCTCAACAAATGGGTTTTCCTAATGAAGTGTTGACTCAAATACAAAGTCAAATAAATTAGGTATCAACATTTAATGTTTGATATAAAAATATAAAGAAAGGAGAAAAGATTATGAATGGTGGTTCAACAGGTGTAATTCCAACATTTGATGTTTCTGGTAACGGAAATAACAATGGTTGGGGTGGAAGCATGGGAGAATGGATTATCGGATTAGTTGCACTAGGTATGCTAGGTAATGGTGGTTTATTTGGTGGATTTGGTGGTGGCTATGGAGCCGGAATGTATGAGTTTCCATGGTTATTAGCAGGTCAAAACGGGATAAACAACAATACTGATGATGGATTTGATAATTTACATTTAAGTAATCAAATAGAAGGTACTAGAGATGCTGTAAATACTCTTGCTAATTCATTATGTAATAGCACTGCTTCAATAAATAGTAATATTGCTAATGGTTTCTACAATAGTGAAATTGCCGCAAATAACAGAGCAATGAATCAAATGCAAGATACATTTGCATTGAGTAGACAATTTGCCGATTGCTGCTGCGAAAATAGACTTGCTAACTGTCAAACACAAAATACTATTGTTAGTGAAAGTGCTGCTACTAGATTTGCTGACGCAAGCAATACTAGAGATATAATCACAAATGCTACTGATAATACAAGGGCTATATTGGATAAACTTTGTCAGTTAGAATTAGATGGTGTTAAAGCCCAAGTAGAAGCCAAAAATGACCGCATTGCTGATTTACAAAGAGAATTATCTATGAAAGATTTACAAGCCAGTCAAATAGCACAAAATGCGTTTATTTCTAAAGGATTTGCTGATGAAGTTGATGCATTATATAACAGACTTTCTAATTGCCCAGTGCCAAGCACTCCAGTTTATGGAAGAACACCAATATTCACTTGCAATAATGGTTGTGGATGCAATGGATATAACCAATTTATTTAATAGCATACAGTAGAATACTACTAACTCGAATACGAGAACTTGCAATTTTGAAGGATAGACAAGTTCTATCCTTATTTTATTAAAATTGCGTAAAATGAAAGGAGAAAAGATAAAATATGATAGAAAGTATACAAGAATTACCAATAGCATTAACAAATAATACTGCAAAATTAACATTTAGTAGTGACCCAATAAGAACAAGAAGTGCTTGTCAAAATAATCCAAGAAGTTGGCTATGCCATCAAACGGGGAATCCATTATATCAAGTATTAGGTAATGGTAATTGTGATTGTAATGGTACAGCGAAATATGAAGTAAGTTTTAATGCTAACGTCAGTGGTGCTACGGCAGCAACACCAGTTGCACTTGCTCTATTTGAAGATGGGGTTATTGTTCCTGGAACAACAATGATAGCAACAATAACTGCTGCAGGAGATGTATCTAATATATCTTTTGAAAATACAATTGAAGTGTGTGGAAGGTCTAACGCCACATTAAGTATTGGAAGTGTACCAAGTGTACCAGATTTTACTGATTTGACGGCTCCTGGTATAGATACACAAGCACCTATTGTAGCAAATGCTACTTTTAGCATAGAAAAAATAGCATGATAAAAAATAATACAGTAGATAATCTATCTTTATTGCTACAAGCATTGAGTTTAGAAATATTATTTAAAGATTATAATAATTCAGATTTAATGCAAGAATTACAAACGCAAGATGAGAAATATCTAAAAACGATTATTAAACAAAATGAGGAAATAATCGAACTCTTAAAGAAGGGAGGATAACATGGAAGATAAAGTGCTTGAGAAAGTGGATGAGAAAATTAAAGAAATCATTGACAGTGATATAAATGTCAATAACATAGATAATTTATATAAATTATCTAAAATAAAACATATGACAAAGGAGGATAAAAATATGAATTACGGAAATTATGGAAATTACAATGGAAGGGGTCCAGGCAGAGGAAGTTATGGAGAATACGGTCGTGGTGGATATGGAAACTACGGTGAATATGGAGAAGGCTCTTACGGTAGAAGGGGCAGAGATAGTAGATATCGTGGAGATGACTCTATAGATAGAATGTCTGGTGAATATGGTAGATATATGGAAAATCGTTCAAGATATGGTGCTAGTGAAGAAACTGATAAATCATTTCATTATATGGTGAAAGCACTTGAAGATTTTATTTGCGTATTACAAGAAGAAGCAGACTCACCATCTCAAAAACAAATGCTAAATGAAGCACTACAAAGAAATATGAGATAGTATGTATAAATTTTATAATGCAAATGCTTTAAATAAATATGAAGACGATTGTGTTATAAGGGCAATTTCATGTGCCACTAATAAATCATGGGATTATGTTTATGATTATTTAAGCGATATAGCACAATATGAAGGTACTCTACTTGATAAAAGGGATTTTGTAAGAAACTATTTAGATAGAACCTATCAAAGGTTGTACGATATTAATGGTACTGTGGGATATGTTTCTGGAATGTTCCCTAATAATACTTTACTTATTACAATGCGTGGGCATATAGTATGCTCTAAAAATGGTGTAATATATGACACGTTTGATTGTAGAGATAGACAGGTAGAAGATGCTTGGTTAGTTAATTAAGAGTGTAATTTACACTCTTGTTTTTTTATGGTATAATATAATCATAAGGAGGACTATGATATGACTAAAAAAGAAAAAATCAAAAAAATTAGTAAATACACTACTAATTTTATAGGTATGATTATGTTCATATTGACTGGTTTAAATGCAATAGAAGGCATAAATATACCTATTCAAATTTATGAAGTACTAGGTGTTATTCAAGGGGTTATTGGCGTGTATCTAGTAGGTGGTAAATTATGGGATACTAATGATGAGTTTACAAATGAAATAGGAGTTGGTTAATATGGAAGAAATACAAACAACATTTAATAATGACACGCTACAAATATTAGTTGAGGATGGTGAAATTGAAAATGTTTGTAATGAGAACGAGTAAACCATCAAACAACAAATACTACATAGCAAGCGACACAGGAGGTTATAATAATGCAATTAAAGGTAATCCTATGGATAAAACCGCCAATGTACTTGCGAATTGCGTAGGTTATGCAAATGGAAGATTTGCTGAAATTCAAGCAAAAAATAAATGTACATATCAATTGGTATGCAACGCAGAAAACTTTATTGAAAGTGCAAAAAAGCAAGGTTTAACTATAAGTACAGTACCAGTTTTAGGAGGCATCATGGTTTGGCAAAAAGGTACATCCACTTCTGGAAATGATGGTGCAGGACACGTCGCTGTAGTTGAAAAGATAGTAGAATTAGATGCTACAGGCAATCCTTGTAAAATCTATACGTCAGAATCATCTTGGGGTGGTCCGGCTTTCTTTAATTCTACACGTAACAACACGAATGGTAGATGGAGTATGGGAAATGGATATACATTTAGAGGATGTGTAGTAAATTCTGCATCTAGTATAAATGACCAGATAACTCCAAATGTAATGCGAAATGAAAATGTAAATCAATTACAGGTAACTGTAGACCAATTACGAGTTAGAGAAATGCCAGGAACAAATAAAAAAATATTAGGATTTGCTACTATAGGATATTATAATTATTATGAAACTAAAAAAGCAGATAATTATATGTGGTATAAGATAGCAAACAATCAATGGGTAGCATATAGTGCTGATTGGGAAAAAATACTTCCTAAAAAAGAAAGCGAAGTTGATATATTAAAAAAACAACTAGAAGAAGAAAAAAAGAAAAATGAAAATTTAACTAATCAAATAACAAATTTACAAAATAATATGAAACAAATTCATAAATTATCAGAATAAGGAGGTTAATATGGCTGATAGTTATTTTACTCAGGCTAGTAAGTATGCTAAAAACGCAGCAGACGAATATAAAACCACATTTGATAGTACATTAAATGATTTATTAACAATGAGCAATTTACAAAAGGAACAAGCAAAAAATAATTATAATAATTTGTTAAATCAAATCAATGCTAATCGTACTACTTTGCAACAAAATTATGAAACTAATGCTAGACAAGCATATGTCAATAAATTACTAGCAGACCAACAAACAACGGACACATTAAGTAGAATGAATCTAAATCAAAGTGGATTTAGACTTACTCAAGATACATTAAATAATAATCAATATAGTGCTAATTTAAATCAATTAGCATTAGCACAAGATGCTGGGCTTAGAGATTTAGATACTCAAGGCTTAAATGCATTAAATACATATAATAATGATTTATTGAAATTAGATTTAGATTATAATTCTAAATTAGCAGCGTTGAAACAACAGATTTCGGATAGTGTTAACAATTATTATAATAAAGAATATGATAGATTTTATAATGATTTAAAATATCAAGACCAATTGAAACAACAAGAACTTGAAAATCAAATGAAACAGCAACAAATAAACGCTACTATAAATAAATCAGTAGGTTCTACACGTTCTAGTAGTTCTAGGACATCTACAAGTTCAAATACTACTAATAATTATAACTTTTCTGGTGGAGGTAGTGGAAGTGGAGCGAACGCTACAAGAAACACTACGGGTACAGGACAACCTTCTGGGTCAGTGGCTACTAATGCATCTAGCGGTGGCACGTTAAAATACAATCCTCCAGCAAATATAGGTAAAAACTTATCTAATGATACTCAGTATAAATTAGCAGTATTTTTAAGACAAAATGGACGTGACGCTAATGGTAATTATTCACCATCTAACGCTAACATATCTTATGATAAATTAGTAGAATTTGTTGCCGGTCTTAAACAAAGTGGTACTTCGCCTAATGAAATAGCGTATATAGCAAGTTTATTTGGTATAAACGGGGCAAATTCATCACAATCTAGTACGTCATCTGGCGGTAGCAAAACTTCAAACAAATCATCTGGAAGTGGTTCTGCATTTGGTGCCGGACAAGGCGGTGGAGGATTTAGAGGAGAAACTCAAAATACTGATAAATATAAATCAAATGCGTTAATAAATGCTAATTTAGGTCAACCTTCTGCAGCAGTATCTAGGTTTCAAAGTAGTTTAAATAATTTAAGCAGTGCTGCATCTGGTACAAGGTATCAATCTCCACTTAATTCTAACACATCTACGAATGCATCAAAATTTAAAAATATATTGGATAACTTAAAGTTCGTAATCAAGAGGTGATGTGAATGGATTTATCTCAATTATTGAAAGACGCTGATAATTATGCTCAAGGTAAAACTGTAAATTCAAATAAAAATGTAACAACAAAAGTATCTCCAAGTTCTAATAGAAAATCATCTGAGATGACATTTAACTCATTATTAGCAGATGCTGATGCTTATAATCAAAGTAGAAATGTAAATACTCAGGTTGAAACTTTTAAACCAGCGATTAGAGATGATGAAAACATTCAAAAGAAACAAGGTTTTTGGAGTAATATTTTTCAAACAAGTAAATATTACGAAGATGGACGTGACAAAGGGGATTTTTTAAGAACAGTTGGGGATACTGGTAAATCCGTATTAGGTAATATTGCACAGGGCTTTTTAAATACGGTAGAAGGCATTGCTGACTGGGGTCAATATAGAGTATCTGACGTGCTTGATTTCTTTGGTGCTACAAATGCTGCTGAAAGTGTTAAAGAAAATGCAAAATATAATTCTACAGAAGCACTTTTTGGGAATTGGAAAAATGACATAGATAAAGGAAGTGTATTTGGTACTAGTGGGCAACAAATATTTCAAGGTATTGGTAATGTCGGTGCTTTAGCGGGTACTGCTGCTATCGGTGCAGGAGCAATAGGTGCGGTTGCCCCAGCAGCCACTACGACAACTTTCGGGCAGGCTACTTTGGCTGAGTTGGGAGCCACATCTGTTGGTTCATATACCAGTGCTTATGGTAATGCTAGAAGTGAAGCATTAAATCAAGGTTACTCTGATGCTGATGCTAAAAAAGCGGGAGTTGCTAGCGGTCTTGCCGAAGCAATTTCGGAGCAATTCTTTAATGGTATGACAGGATTACACACTGCTGGATTGGGTGAAACTATTTTTGGTAAAGTGGTACCTAAAACAGTTACTGATAGTATGAGTAAATTTTTCTCAACAAAAGCAGGTAAGGTTGCATCTGTAATTCTTGATGGAGTAGAAGAAGGTAGTGAAGAAATTATATCTAATATTTTAACGGCTACAGGTAATGATATTGCTCATTTAATAGACCCAAATTATAGAGCAAATGGAATGGACGAACAAACAGGTAATTGGTGGCAAGATGTTCGTGCACAATTAGTATCTTCTGAATCTTGGGATGCATTCTTTTCTGCTATGATGACGTCAGCATTATTGGGTGGAGCAAACACTGTCATAAATAACGAACAACGTAAAGAATTAATTCGAGCATATGCTGAGGATAATAATATAAGTGTTGAAGAAGCACAAGGTCGTTTAGATTTACAAGAAAGCGTTCAAGGACAAAATGAAAGAACTGTTGAACGTACTATATATAGTAATGTAGATACTAAAATGGAAATAAATGAAATAAATCAAATTGAAACTCTTGAAGATATTAAAGATTTAATTTCTCAATTACAAGAAGATTTAACTCAAGATAGAGATACTAGACAAATGACACGTGAAGATTTAGCACCACTAGTTGAAAAATTAAATGCTGCTCGTGAACGTCAGCAAGAAATAATAAATAGTATGACTCCTGTTGAAAAAGCAGATAATTTGAATGATAAACTTGACGAAATGACAGAGATAATGGAAAATAATAAACCTACTTCACCTGAGGTAGTTACTACAACTGACGATACTATAAATGATATAGCCCAGTCAATTGATAAAGAAACTACAATTCCAATTGCTGAAAATAAAAAAGATGTTCGTGTACGTTACAATCAAGTTGAGGAAGCAGCAATAGAATATATAAATCAAGTGAATGAGGAACGTGAAGCACAAGGGCAACCTAGAATAACTATAATACAAAACTTAAATCAAGAGCAAATACGTATAGCAGACGCTTTAATGGCGTTAGGTAGGCACGTATTATTTGCTAAGGATTTACCCGGCTCATTTGTTACTCCAACAAGCGTAGATAATGCTCAATTAAATCAAGTGTTATATATTAGTGATAAAATAAATACTGGGTTACTTGCTAAATCAAGTATTACTAATAAAAATCAAGCAATGGTTTATGCTGTAGGACATGAAATGTTTCATTCATTAAAGATGAATGAACCTAACGTATACAATAATTTTGTTGATTATGTGGCTAATACAGTAAGTAATGAACAAATAGTTAGATTTATGGAAATGTATGACCCACAAGATAATCAAGGTTTGTTAAAATCTTTACAAATAAACGGACAATTCAATCTTGAAGAAGTTCTTAGTAATCCAAAACAATACTCAACACAATACCAAGCATTACTTGCTATTTCAGAAGAAATGACAGCCAATGAATTTGGTGGAATGTTTACGGATGTTGAGTATATGACTAATTTAGCAAGTCAAAATAAATCATTGTTTAAAAAATTAGTTAACGCTATTAAAAAATTATTTAAAGATTTAGACAGACCCGTATACAACAGTGCATTAACTCAGTATCAAATTAGTACAATACGTCAAAATTTTGAAGATATAGT